CTAGAGAAGATGATGCCCAGACAGGCCCTACTCTAATTTCATACTCTACAACATAGTCGGATATAGGTGCTTCATCCCACGCAAACTCTAACCTGTCACCAGACTGTACAATAACAAAATTAGTTATTGCTGTTGGTGCGTTTAGTGTTATATTTGCTACTGCCTCCACTGAGGCATTACCTACGTTATTTATAGCCTTAATAAAGTAAGTATAAGTACCTGCAGTACTTTCGTCTACTACTATATTAGAACCAGAAAAATTAGTTATAATAGATTCAGCCGAAGACCACGTATTTCCTTTCCTAACTTCATATACTAAACCTGCTATAGCTACCCAAGATATTAACATATCTGTTCTGCGCCTTTCTATGCTTAGCCCAGTAACTGCAGTAGGTGCGGTAACCTCATAACTAGCTACTGCAGCATCTGCGGAGTATACCCCAAATACATCAATAGCTTTAATAGTGTAGTAAGATGTGCCTAAATCCACCTCCAGTGGTAGTGTCAAATTAGTGCTAGCATGTGTTGATACTATTACTTCTCCGCTTGCCCAAGATGCACCTTTCCTTATCTCGTACCCAACTAGAAGAACTTCAGTATTATCTATAGCGTCCCAAGATAGTGTTGTATCTTGTATATTTTGGGTTATGGAAAAGCCAGTTATATTAGCAGGTGTTGTTAATGAGAAACCAGTATGTGTAGAATTACTACTATAGTTTCCCGAAGTATCAATAGCCTTAATCATATAATCAAAAGCAACTAAACCATCTCTGGCTATAGAGAACTCCGTAGCCTTAAGTTCAGTTGTTACAACTGTTCCGGTAGCCCAATCTAATCCACTACGTATCTCATAATGTGACCTATCTAAATCAGTAACCTCATCCCAAGAAAGAGAAATACTAAGTCTAGAGGTGGTTGAGGTAAAGTTTTGTACATCTTCCGGCGGTGCTGTCTTACCTAAAACGGTATATCCAACAGTTGTTTCATATGGTACAGACGTGCCTCCCAAATCTGTTATAGAATATACCTTAAAGTAATAATCTGCAGAATCCACTACATCTTGTATAGTTATGCTTTGTGAAGCTACTCTGTTGTGTGCAACTATCCAAGCTGATTCTACTAATTCCAAGTCTTCATCGAGGTATGTGTATCTGTATTCTACACTGTAAAAATGTGCGTTAGAAGCACCATCCCAACCCAGCTCTATATCGGTACGAACCTTACCATCCACACTTATAGCTAGGGATTCTGTGACTTGGTGTGTTGATACTACAGAAGGGTTCCCACTTAATATAGAAGTGCTGTTAAGTGGAATATCTAAGCCATCTTCTACAGAGGCAAACTTACCATTGTTATGCTCTAAGGCTGTTAGTTCGAAAGTTGAGCTATCTAATTGAGTAACTCCAATTACTTTAAATTCTTGTGGTACTACATTTTCTTCCGAAATACCCCAAATACCATTAACTATAGGTAGTGTGGTAAATATTGTGCCACCAGGGGTTATTGTATCACTAGTAATATTAGTTGGTACTGAGAAACTTATCTCCTGTAATTCGCTTAAGGCAGACGTTGACGTAGTACCATCTGGTAATGTTGACTCAGCGCCTTTAGGTAATGTTACTATTAATGTATATGATATCCCAGCAATGAAGTCTACGGATGCATCTAATACTACAGATGTGCTGTTTACTGATTTAAGTCTACCACTGTATCTAACACCTGCCCTAGAGGAATCTAATACCTGAATTATATCCCCAGGTACAACGCCTGAATTGTCTAATCCAAACTTAAAATTAACTACCTCTGTTTCTAGTTTTTCAGAGTAAAGCATCCACTTACCTAAGCGATGTGCTTGGCCTCTCGAAGTACAACCAGTAGCTACCACTTCTAATTGACGTACTCCATATAATTGAATAGAGTCTGTATCCTCTACATACTCTACCTTTGCTTTATATAAGTCCTCTGGATCATTCCAAGTAACTAGGGCTACAGAGTGTCTAGCCTTTCTACTAGATCCGCTATAGGAGAACACACCATCTATAACATTAGACCTAGAAAATAGTGCTACAGGATTTTTAGGTGCGTCTTGTATAGATACTAATTGTCCTGCATTCCAATAAGTTAATCCACGAAATACGGAAGCTAAATTTTGTAGTACAGTGTATGCCTCTTCCCTAGTTTGTAAGAATATATTAGTAGTAAAACGTGGTTCAGTAGGACCAAAGCCACTATCTACAGGTTCATCACAATACTGGGCTATAGTGTATAAAGACCATTTATCTATCTGGGCTTCAGTAATGTAGGTACCAAGACCATACCTAGAATTAGTGGCTAGGTCATAAAATACCCAAGCAGGATTATTAGACCAAGCTACCTTAAATGTACCGTCCCACAGCCCCGTAGTTATTCTAGTATGTGGGTTGTAGTTAGTAGGTATTTTTATCTTTATTAAGTCTAGCTCATACGCTCTTGAAGGTATTTTTCCACCAAACTGTTCTGCATCTGCCCTAACGTAAAAATAGGCACTATTTGGATACCTTAACCTTTCATCTACAATTTCAGTATAGCCTTTGAAAGATATACTGTTACTACCCTTACTGATAACATCCTCATCTAATTTGGTGACGCGTATAACACGAGAAGCACCAACTCGTCCAGGAAGTGCTATTTCGTAAGACAGGTCTGCTGGTAGTTGTGAAGCTAATCTTAGGGTTATATCTCCGCCAGAACCTACATATCTGCTTATATCTGCATCAAGATAGGCACTGCCTTCTGTTATTAAAGCTGTATTAGAATAGAAAGATGATATACCTGTTCTATGTATTATCTTATATCTTTTACGTCCAACAACATTCCAAGTACCTACTTTGTTGGCTAAATCTTGAGAACCCCCAACAAAACCTATACCAGATCCACCAGATAATGTAAACCTAAAGTCGTAGTCACTAGGAGGTAGGGCACTGTCATTAACGTGTATAACATACGCGTTATCTGTTAAACTACCGTCTGTTGGTAAGTCTGGAAAAGTTCCAGATGAATATGTTAGCCAAGTCCCAGAAGACACGTCCTTATACTCCAGTAAATAGTCTGGTGGAATTCCATCTAGTATATTATAACTATCTGTTGATACTGCTGAGGTACCGTCCCAAACATTATATTCACTAGTTTGTGTGTTCATAGTAACGGACTGTGTAGATGCAGGGGTTAACCACGCGAAGTATACATCTAATCCCTGAGTGTCTCCAGCAACAGAACTAGTTGATACTGTTATACTATTAGTATTATTGTTAGAAACAGCTATATCAGAATATGTTTTATACCCCTTACGACTAGCTTGTTTGTATACACCAGAACCATCATCAACTTCTATTCTATAACGTAAGGTTTTATATGCTAAACCCTTCTTTCCTTCTCCATATAATCCATTCATAGATATGGTTACTCGTGCTGAGCTTACGGTATCATCGGATATAGTGGCTTGTATAGGCGTACCATACTTAACCTCTGCACCAATTGTAAACTCTGCTTCTACGCCTTTTAATATTGGCATAGCTGTTTGTGTAGGAGTACCGTATCTATGTTGTACCACTACTTCTTCGTAGTTCAAGGTACCTGCAGGTGACATAACAGGTATACCATTAAGATAAACTGATTGTAGCCCATCTACTAAACCTTCTATTTCTCCTTCAGATACCAAGTCTAATATTTGAACATCTTGAGTTGATCTTATATACGCGCCCATACCTTAATTATCCTTATACTGTTTGTGTTTGTATACCTGCACTTATTACTGCACTACCAACAAGTACCCTACCATACCCAATAGGTACAGGGTAACCTTGCGCTACTGTATTTACAGGGCCCGTGAAGTTATAACTAGCCTCACCGCTTACAGATTCATTATTTGTAGTAGGTATTGGGGGTGTGAATAGTAAATCTACTACACCGGATATAGCAAGGGAGTAACCTATGTTTACTAGCCAGGGTTGTCCGGTGATTGTTCCTATAACTATTAATGCTATACCTACTATTATCTTGAAAGCCTTTTTTCCTCCACTAAGTACTGGAGCTATTTTTATAGTTCTAGTACCTGTTTTTAGTTCTAAGTCTTCTTCAGATATATCACCCATGCCTTTAATAAATATATGAAAGCTTTTATTTGATATATACTTTTTAAATCCAGGGAAGTTTGCTTCAAGAGCCGCTATGGCTTCATAAACAGAATTAACTTGTAGCTTTATTTCTTTTGTATATACACGTCCCAAGTCCCCATACAGCTTAATAACTGTCATAACACTAAGATCCAGTAGTTGTGGTTGTTATACCTGCACTTATTACAGCACTGCCTACCAATACTCTACCATACCCAACAGGTACAGGATTGCCTTGTGCTACTGTATTTACAGGGCCACTAAAGTTATAGCTAGGTTCATTGCCTGGGTCTTTATATTCTGCTTGTGGGGGTGAGAACAGTAGTTCCATAACACCACTAAGCACTAGACTAGTACCTACATTCATAGCTGCGGTGCTCAGTGCCGCGCTTAATCCAGGAATATAAAAAGATGCTGCAATTAGCATGGCGCCTATTATAATTTTCCCAACCTTACCAGAACCACTTAGTACAGGTATTATTTCTATTTCGGAAATGGAAGTACTTTGCAGGTTTATATCTTTTTCAGACATACTACCTAATGTATTTGAACGCACTAAAAACTTTCTATTATTAGCAATCATATACTTCTTAAAGCCGGGGAAGTTTGCGTCTAACGCACGTATGGCCTCACCTACTGAAAGAACCTGCAACTTAATGTTAGTGGCAAATATCTTGCCTAAATCACCCCTCAGTTTAATAGTTGTTAGCATGATGCCTTACCACCCCTAAAGTATATTTTTGTAACTTATCGCTGAAAAGGATTACCTCAGACAACCTATTCTCACTGTGGTGTAGTACCTTACTATTTCCTACATACACTCCAAGGTGTGTTGTGGTTTCCACACAGATCGGAAGAGCACACGTCTGAACTCCAGTCACCGAT